ATCTTTTCCATATGCAAGTACACGAGCTGCAATAAAAATCGCATTTTTGTCACCCACTAAAATGTCATCTAATTTTACATTTGGTGTAACAATTAATTGTTCAAGAAGTTTGTCTAAAACTACACCTTTTTTAATTAAGTTCTGTGATGTCAAAATATCTTCTTCACGTGCAGTCATATACTTAATATCAATTCTTCCACTTGCAAGTGGACTGCTTTGTGAATAAAACCAACCTTTACTCGGTAAGTCAATTACTTCACTTGGGTATTCAATTTTAGTTGGTGTGTCGGATTGAAATGAAGCTGCTGAACTTGTGGTCTGTGAATGAGTAGTGGTTGTTTCTTGTTTTGTAGATGTACTTCCTTCTACTGCATCTTTTGTAGCTTGCATTGCCCGTTTTACTTCTTCGGGTATTTTAATACTTTCTTCGTTTTCCATAAATCTATAACCTTTTAAATAATAATAGTACAATATATACTACTATATATACATATACAAGAATAAAATTTTTAATAGCAAATTAAAAATTATCCAGCAAGAGAAAACTTTAAAATACCCTTATGATCTTTGTAATCAAAAAAATCAGAAGTCTTTTTACCTTTCCAAATTTTCATTGCAGTAACTCCGATTTTTCCATCATTGAATACTATTTTTTTTCCACCCTTTGTAGTAAATACCAATCGTCCTGAATTTGTATCAATATCATAGTTCTTTTTAAACTTTTCAGTTTTAACTTGACTCAACAAGAATTTAACAAGTTTTGCGTATGAACTACTTAGTCCTTCAAGCATTATTTCAGTCTTTAAGTCCTGCTCTATTTCTTCAAATATAGAAATTACTTGGTTTTTTAATTCAGTGTTTTTCATTTTGTATAAATATATACGCAAACAAAAAAAAAACTCCCAAACGGGAGTTTTTTTAAAATACAACCTTGTATCAATAAATTAGTATTGAAGAATTGCGTAATCATACGCAACAGTCAATTCTACATTCAAAGGATCTCCTGTTGCCCAATCTAATGTTCCAAAGTTGACTGCGGTACAAAAAGCACCTTTGATTGTCCATTCTTCAACTTTGTCACCGACTGGTCCAAGTAGATTGATTGTTAAATCTTTCTTGTAGAAATCTGCGTAACCATTTCTTCCTGTTACAGATTCGTGTGAAAGACGAATCCATTCCATAGCAGCCTGAGCTGCACTAGGTACTACAGGATCATAAAGTGTCATTGTGATGTCTTGCCATTCTGCTTTTCCACCACGTAGTTTTCTTTTGATATTAATGTGATCGATTGTCACTGGATCAATATTAAGATTTGGACGACTTACACCTTTGATAAGGTATGAAGGAAGACCGTCCATATACATAATAAATCTGTTTACTGTTTTTGGCTCAAACGCCGTAAAAAACATTTCATTTACATCTATTACTTCTGCCATTGTTGTTCTCCTTTAGAGGTTGTATTTATCATAAATATTTGTTAAAAATTTCAAAATTGTTTTTTTTTAATTTATTTCAATTATAAATATAAAGTTTATCGAAAATATATGTATTTATTTTTTCGTTAGTTTCTGTCCCACCAATTTTGCACTACCATATAATACCGCACTTACAAATTGAATATGTTGTGGACCAGGCCAAGGAAATGACAATCCAAGCATACCCGTTGCGAACAAAGTAAGCAATGCCATTCCTTCAGGACCAGCAAATAATTTGGATAATGTAAAACCTCCACCGAGTGCCATTATCATATCACCCATATCGAAATCATAATCAGCATTACCTGTAAATGTCATATTCAACCAAATATAAATTAATATTCCAGCCACAGCAATTCCCGCAATTCGTTTGGTTTTCGGGTGTTTTGCAAGAAACGCATCTAGATCTTTTAATTTTTCTTCAGTCCACTTTCCAACTTTTGTATTAGCAATATATTCACCAATTGCTTTAATGACTTGTTTATATGCGGTGAATCCCATTTTGACAATTTTAAAAAGATACTTCATACTGAATTTTATTTTTGCAAAAAACTTAAAAACTATTTTGTTCATGAATAATTTTATTAGGTCTTTGAGTTTTACAGATACAATATCTGTCAACTGCTTAATAAAACCCCATATTTTTTTGATTGGTCCGGGAATCAATATTTCAGTTATATAAACATTGTCTTCCAACAAATTATTTTGATTAACAAATGAAACGAAATTTTCGTACATTATATCATCAACTATACTTGTTAAATCGGTATTCATAATAATAAATATATATAATAAAAAAAAAACCCCCCAAGATTGGGGGGTTTTAATTTTAATAAATCAATAATTTATATTAACCAAAAGATGCACCAGTTGCTTGAAGATTGAAATCAACAATTATGAATTCAACTGCCCTTGCTGGTTGCAAGAAGATTTGTCCATAAAGAATATTTCTGTCAATCAAATCAGGTGTATTGTTTGATTCATCCATAATAACATTAAATGCATAAAGACCTTGTCTTTGTTGTACTGCTTCTAAGTATGGATTTACAATTGCCAAGAACTTGTTACGAGTTGCAGCGGTATTTTGTTCAAACAATAAGTAACGAGATGTACTTGCTACAAACTTCTTAAGATTAATAAGCAAACGACGAACATTGATTCTGTCAAGTGCTGATGCACGACGTTGTAAGGTTTTTTGACCAAAAGCAACAATACCTTGACCAGGAAATGCAGCGATTGGATTAACTTTACCTTCATACAATTCATCACGTTCTGCGAAGGTAAGACGATCCATAACACTAACTGCTTGCTCTAATCCACCACGATTCAAACCAGCGGGTGCAAACCATTCAGCAGCGGACTTATCGTTTGCAGCGTAAACCGCAGGCATCACCGCACTTGGTGGATAAACTTGCAATGCATTCGTTGCAGGATCAAGAATTTTAACCCAAGGATAATATGTTGCAGCGTAATTACTATCAAGTGTAGATGCTTGTGCAACTGCTTCTGTAACTTTTCCAGGTTGTCCTGTAGCAGATACACAATCCAAAATATAGAAACAATCTTCACGTGTTTCACATAAATCTACACCCATATTTACTATACTACGATGTAGTTCCATACTAAGACCAGGTGTTGTCAATAAGTTGATATCAAATTCATCTTGATTACTTAATGCTTTAAATGCTCTTTCATATGCTTGTGAACCAGGTGAGAATCTTTTACTACAATCCATCCCTTGAACATTATTTGGTGAAATATCAGCACCAAGCATGATTGGAAGAACAGGAGAATGACCATCGTCACCACCTTGGAATCCTACGAGAAATCTTCTTTGCTTTCTTGCATCATATTCATCGGTTGCACTTGCAGGTTTTGCTGGAATTGGTTCTACTACTTCAGTTTGAAGAACCCCATCAATATCCATATAAACTTCACCCGATGTATCTAAATAGAATCCGGTACCTGCGTGTTGTGCATTCTCAGGAATTGGTTTAAACAATTCATTCGTATCCTTAGACGCATTTGGCATAACCAATACACCATCAGGAGAGTCTTGATTAAATACTGCACCTGAGAAGTATCTTCCAGGAACTCTGCTATACTGAGATGCTCTTGAGTATTTGGGTTCAGGTAGATCGTAAAAAGGAATTCCGTTTGAATTTACTGGACTACCAAATGGAGTTTTATATGCAGCGTGTCCATAAGGAATACATTGAGTTGGTGCAGATGCTTCAACTGGCATTTCTATGCGAATCCAATTACTTCTGTTGGCATAATCACCTCTTTCAATTACCTTACCCATTTCATTGATGTATGTATAACGGTCACCAATTACTCTAGCAATATATCTTGGACTTGCGGGATCTAATGTTAACTCACGATAATCTTCAAGAACATCTTGAGTTTTATCGTTGTCATTTATACCACGAACAACCAAACTAAATGAACCATATTCAGTTCCGTCTAGTGTTCCTGCGGTTTTTACATTATATATACCAACTTTAATTTCACTATTAGCAGAACGACCAAAACTACGAGTTGCAATTTTAAATAACTCATATCGTGTTCCACTTACTATTTGAGACATAATAGAAGGAGTGTGAGCAGGACGACAAGCATGCTCTCCTTGTCCTGCACCATCATATGGTTTATATTGATAATCAGGATCGGAAGCATTTGGTGTACCATCGTTATCAGCATCACCATCTAAATCAGAAAAGTTTAAAAAGTCATCACTAACTGCGATATGCAATTTAAATTTTGCACCTGCAAATTCGATTAAATCAAATATGAATTGTTGCGTACTTTCAAAGTATGATGCCCAATATCCTGGTTTCTTATTTTTTTGAGGAGATTTTCCAAAAACATTAATAAGTGTACTTGAATCCGATGGATTAATGCTGAACGAAAATGTATCAAGATGAGACTGAGTTCCTTGATATACTTGA